GAATACTTTGTGTTACAGTTAAAAGAAGCTGGTTACAAAGGCGAAACAGAAGAGGCAGTTGTTGATCAGTGGTTCCAAGAACTTTGCAAAGGTGTTGGGTCAGAATCTGGCGTTGACATGGATCGTAGAGGTAGTGGATTTATTAACGTAAACAATTTAGGCGACGGTAAGTCGGAAGTATTTTAATGTCAAAAACATATATCCTTGTGGATACAGCAAACACGTTCTTTCGGGCACGTCACGTAGTTCGTGGCAGCATCGAAGACAAAGTAGGTATGAGTATCTCTACTGTATTGAGCAGTGTTCGCAAGGCGTGGCGAGAATTTAATGGTAACCATGTTATCTTTTTCTTAGAGGGGCGTAGCTGGCGCAAGGACTATTATGCTCCCTATAAGCGGCAGCGTACAGAAGCCCGGGCAGCTCAGAGTCCACGCGAACAAGAAGAGGATCGAGTGTTTTGGGAAACGTTTGATCAGTTTAAAGATTTTGTTACCAACAAGACTAATTGTACTGTTTTACAACATCCGCAGCTCGAAGCTGATGATTTAATTGCAGGCTGGATTCAAAGTCATCCAGCTGACAGCCATGTGATTATTTCGACAGACGGCGACTTCGCACAATTAATTGCACCAAATGTAAAACAGTATAACGGAGTAATGCAAGTTACTACAACGCACCAGGGCTACTTTGATGAAAAAGGTAAACGTGTAATCGACAAGAAAACACTGTTGCCGAAACCCGAACCTGATCCTATTTGGTTGTTGTTTGAAAAATGTATGCGTGGCGATACAAGCGACAACATCTTCAGTGCATATCCCGGTGTCCGTGAAAAGGGTACAAAGAACAAAATTGGACTTCGTGAAGCATTTGCAGACCGCGATAGCAAAGGCTACAATTGGAACAATATGATGTTGCAGAAGTGGACTGATCACGAAGGTGTCGAGCATCGTGTATTGGATGATTATAATCGAAATGTAGTGTTGTGCGATCTTACCGCACAGCCCAATAATATTAAGTTGTTAATTACAGAAACAATCACTGGTGCAACCACTGCAAATAAGAATATTCCACAAGTCGGTGTACGACTATTAAAATACTGTGCAGAATACGATCTGCCTAAGATTGGCGAGCAGGTTACTAGTTATGCAGAACCTCTTAATGCTCGTTACTCAGCATGAATATCAGCAAGGAAGATAATATGAATGTAATTTCAAAAGTATTAGTACCAAATAAAGAATGGCTTATTAAGGACGAAGACAAAAAAATAGGGTCCATTGCTAAACATAAAAAAGGTTACGAATTTTTACGCAAAGGACAAAAGTTTGAATTTAAAAATTTAGATGAACTTAAACAAGAGTTAGGAATTACCTTAAGTGATTCTGTTAAAAAATCTAACGAACCAGAATCTGTAACATTTTCCATATATGATTATCCTTGCGGATCTAAACCATACGATCCTATGTATAACGTAAAGAAAAAGTTACCGTTATTTGCTAAAAGTGATAAAAGTAAAAGTCAATATTGTGCAGGTTACTATGTTATTAAATTCCGTAAAGGGTGGGTTAAAAGTTTTTGTCCTAAATTAATTACTCTTGAAAGGTATCCCTTTCATGGGCCTTACAAAACAGAATCCGAAATGAAAGCTGCACTAAACACAGTTAACAAACAATGAAACAACTCAATACATTACCGATTGAAGACTTTTTAAATAAAGCTAGAATTGCAATTAAAAGTAATCAAAATTCAGTTACTTTAAGCATAAAAGAGGTTACAGATTTGCAAAATAGTCTTAGTATTGTAATGACTAGGCTTGCAGGCGAGTTAGATGTAATAGCAAAAAATCAAAATAATGATGTAATCCAGATTAAAATGGATGGTGGTAAATTTTAAATACCCTGCTAAATATATACGCACTTTTCGGAGACGTATGTATGAGCAGACCAAAACCAAATATTTTATTAGAGATTACAAATAAAAAGAATTACAAAACTGATCAGGTTTTGGAAGCTGATGCTATCTGGGCTGTATTCTACAAAGACAAACCTATCAATTTAAAAACCAGCAGTGTAGTAGCACAACAACTAGGTCCAAAGTATAAAAAAGTAAGTTTTTCAAATAGTGGACATGCGTTTAATCTATCCGAAAAACTAAACAAAACTTTCAATACAACAGACTTTTCCGTGTATAAGTTGACTACCGGAGAAAAAGTCGAAAATGAATCCGAAGCATGAAATAACCAAAGCTGTCCTGGAGTCATTAGGATTGCCCGCCGACGAACAAAGGATCAAAAAAACTATTCCTACCTGGTGGGTTAACACCAGAAACAAGCTCAAAGGTGGGCTACGCCTAACTGAGCAAGGGTTCGAATGTCTCCAGAAAGCAGATATTAAATGTTATGAGATAAAATTTGAAGAACCCATTTTATTCACTAATGAATTAGCCATTTGGATAGATCAAAATATTGATTGCCCGTTTTACTTAACTGCTCGAAAAATATGGGTTTTTGGTGAGAAAACCGCAGTACAATTAGTGTTGTTTTCTGGCAACATAGCTAAATTTCATAGAGCCCAAAAAAGATTTACAGAAAAACAGAAAACATCTTGACAAGACCGCAGATCTTTGCTACAATAGTGACACTGTAAACAATTTACTTTAACAGTTTTTTAAAGAAAGCGCACTATGTCAAAAGAAATTTCCGCAAATCGCACAGTTGGTCCAAACGAAGCTAAGGCAGCTATCCGTAAATGCTTGAAAAAGCAACGTCCGGTTTTTATGTGGGGTCCCCCCGGTATTGGTAAATCCGATATTGTTAAACAACTAGGCGATGAGTCAGATCGCGAAGTCATCGACGTTCGTTTGAGTTTATGGGAACCTACTGACATTAAAGGTATTCCGTATTACAATTCTACTTCCAATACAATGACTTGGGCACCTCCTGCAGAACTGCCTACAGATCCAGAGTCTACTGCTATTCTGTTTTTGGATGAATTGAACTCTGCGGCTCCTGCTACACAGGCAGCGGCTTTCCAGTTAGTATTGAATCGTCGTGTTGGTACTTATCAATTGCCAAAAGGTGTTAGCATTGTTGCCGCAGGTAACCGTGAAACTGACAAGGGTGTTACTTATCGTATGCCTGCTCCGTTGGCTAACCGTTTCCTGCATTTGGAACTCCGTACAGATTTTGAAGACTGGCATCAGTGGGCAGTTAACAATAGAATTCACGAACAGGTTGTCGGTTATATTGGTTTTGCCAAGCAGGACTTGTATGACTTTGATCCAAAGTCTAGCTCACGCTCATTTGCTACTCCTCGCTCGTGGTCATTTGTATCCGAATTGTTGGAGGAAGATGATGTTCCAGAAAACACATTAACTGATTTGATTGCAGGTGCTATCGGTGAGGGCCTTGCTGTTAAATTTATGGCACACCGCAAGGTTGCTAAACAGATGCCGAAACCAGAAGATATCTTAGCAGGTAAGATTAAGAAATCGGATATCAAAGAAATCTCTGCTATGTATTCGTTGACTATTAGCCTGTGCTACGAGCTCCAAGAAGCTGATAAAAAGAAAGCTAAGAACTGGGATGAAATGGCAGACAACTTCTTTGGATTCATGATGGATAACTTCCCAACTGAATTAGTTGTTATGGGTGCAAAGGTTGCGTTGACTAACTATCAACTGCCGTTTGATGCTAGCAAATTGAAGAACTTTGACAAGTTCCACGATAAGTACGGCAAGTACATTATCCAGGCAATGGAAGGTTAAAATTGGCCCTTAGGGGCCTTTTTACTTGCTCTTTTGATAAATTGAATGTATAATAGTACTATCGCAACTAGGAGTAATAAATGTCCGCAGTAATGAAACAAGAAAAACAAAAGAAACAAGATTGGTTAGGTAAAACTTTTAGCGAAAGTGAAAAAGCTAAAATTCTCGATAAACTAATTACCGCACGAGTTGGGCTCTTGCTCCGCCATCCGTTTTTTGGTAATCTTGCTACCCGAATGAAAATGGTAGAGGCTAGCGACTGGTGTCAAACCCTTGCAACAGATGGTCGCAATTTTTATTTTAATTTAGGATTTGTAAATAAACTTACTCCTAAGGAAGCAGAGTTTGGCTTTGCACACGAGGTCCTCCATAATGTATTTGATCATATGGGTCGGCGAGACGGGCGCGACCCTCAACTGTCAAACATTGCCGCAGACTATGCCGCTAACCAAATTCTTAAAGACGAACGTATCGGTACAGTTCCTAGCTTTATTAAGATTTTCCAGGACGACAAATATCGCGGATGGAGTTACGAGCAGATTTATCAGGACCTTTACGACAAGGCTGAAAAGATTGATATTTCCCAATTAGGGGAATTGCTCGACGAACACCTAGATGGTGAGGGTGAAGATGGGGAAGGTGAAGGCAAAGATGGAGAAGAAATTAACGGAAGTGGTAAGGGCCGGCCACGTTTGACTGCAGAAGAAAAGAAACAAATCCGTGATGAGATCAAAGAAGCTATGGTAGCGGCTGCTCAATCAGCAGGTGCAGGTAAAGTGCCTGCAGGTATTGCTAGAATGATCAAAGACTTTACTGAGCCAAAGATGGACTGGCGACAACTGTTGCGCATGAATATCCAAAGTATTCTTAAAAGCAATTTTAGCTTTGCTCGCCCTAACCGCAAGAGTCAACAATGTGGCGCTATCTTGCCAGGTATGATGAATGAAGAAACTATTGACGTATCTGTAGCAATCGATATGTCTGGTAGTATTTCAGATGCTAT